GGCGGAGTTGGTTGAAGGGTATTTTCCGGTGTACTAAGCGGCAGGGCGCAAGCCCTCCGGTGTGTTTTGGATTGGTCAGCACCCGAGGGCTTGCGCCCTTCGGCTAAGATTTGAATAGCCCTCTCCGGCTTCGCCGACTCTCCCAGAGGAGAGTAAGGAAAGATCATGCCACGGAAGGCAACGAAAAAGGCACCGGCGAAGCGAACGCGGCGGAAGACGACGAAGCTGCTGGATGCGATTGGCAAGGCGAAGCGTGAGGGTTGGTACAAGCATCTGCGTCAGGGCGATGGCGAAGAGGCCGACGAGCGGGCGTTGCTGAATGGTTGCTACTTCGACCCGCACCGGGCCGATCACTGGCTCGAGTTCGCAGACCAGTACGGCACGCTGACCGAGGGGCCGTGGAAGGGTAAGCCGTTTCGGCTGCTCGACTGGCAAGTGCAGTGCTCGACCAGAGTGTTTGGCTGGATGAAGCACTCGCCCGAATGGGGCTACCCGGTTCGGCGGTTCCGATTTTGGTACGAAGAACTGCCCAAGAAACAGGGCAAGACGCCGTTCGTTTCGCTCATTGGCAACTACTTACTGTTTGCGGATTCATGGCAACGACAAATCAACCTGTACCTAGCCGCGACGACTCGCAAGCAAGCCGAGCGGTGCCTGATCCACGCGATCCGACAACGCAAAAACAATGCGGACCTTGTCGAGGTCAGCACTGTCAAAAAGCTCGAAGGGTTCTCGTCGATCGAGTGCGGGGACAACACGTGGAGCGTCGTTGCCGCCGATCCGGAGAGTGCTGATGGTGTTAATGGCCATTGTCTGGCTGATGAGCTGCACCGGTGGAAGGGCTTCGAGTTCTTCAATACGCTCAAGTGGATGCTGGCCAGTCAGCCCGAGGGGCTGTTCGTGGGGATCACGACGGCCGGAGCCGACATGCAGAGCGTCTGCCGGACGCTGCACGAGAAAACCAAAGCGATCAATAGCGGTCGTCAAATAGACGAAGCGTTCTACGGCGAGATCTATGCAGCCGACGCATCTGACGACCCGCACGACGAAAAGACCTGGCTCAAAGCGAATCCGTCGCTCGGCAAGACCGCCGACTCGCCGCTGAAACTATCGACGTTCCGCGCCGATTACGAAGCCGCCAAGCAAGAGCCAAGCCAATGGCCAACGTGGCTCCGTTTGAGACTGGGTATTTGGCTGACTGCCGAGAACGCTTGGCTCGACGAAGCTTGCCCGCGCGGAATCGAAGACTGGGACAGCGGGCAAGCGGGACGAGCGAACAAGAAACGACGCTCAGACTGCTTCGAAGCGTTCAACGTCGACGGCCTGGCGAAACAAGGTTACACAGCCTGGCTCGGCATGGACTTTGCCAGCGTGCGTGACACGACGGCAGCCGTGGTCTGCATCAAACGACCTGACGGCACGCTGTGCATCGTACCGCATTTCTGGCTTCCCGAGCGGGAGGCAGAACGGCAAGGCAAACGCGTTCCCTATCAGCAGTGGAGCGAAGACGGGCATATCAAGCTAACGCCCGGCGAAGTTGTCGACTACGACACCGTGTTCGAGGACCTGGTCGCGATCGTCGAGAAGTACGGCGTTTCCAAGTTCTACTACGACCCGCTGTTTCAAGCCGAGTGGCTAACGCAAAAGCTTGAATCCGAGACCGGTGCGGTTCGCTGGGAATTCCCGCAACGCATCACCGAATACGGTCCCGTGATTCGCGAAGTTGAGCGGCTGATTATCGGCCACGAAATCCGCCACAACGGCCACCCGCTGTTGACTTGGCAAATCGGCAACGCTCAAGCGATCACCAACAGCAATCAAGACAAGCGGATCGTCAAGCAAAAACACGGCGACTATCGCAAGGTTGACGGTGTGCAAGCGATGCTGATGAGTATGCGTGACGCGGTCACGGGACTCGAGGACGAAGGCGATTACTACGACGACAACGAAGTCGAAGTGTTCTAGGCCGCCAAAACCCGAGGGCTCGCGCCCTGCGGCTAAAAGTTATTAGCGGCAGGGCGCAAGCCCTCCGGTACTACGAACTGTCGCACGAGCCGCCTAAAGGCACTACAAACGTGAGTAAACAATGGGCTATCTTGCCAACCTGACAAACGCAGTTCTTGGCCGCAGTGCTCCGCCTGAGTCGCGGTCTGGGTCAATCGAAGATCCGAACGTATCGATCTCGGATGCGCTGACGGACCTAGGCAGCGTCGGCAGTGCAGCTGGTGAAACCGTGACGCCACGCAAAGCCCTGGCGATACCGGCACTCTATCAAGCCGTTTCGATGATCTCCGGCGATGTAGCCAAGATCCCGATGGGCGTTTGGAGACGATTGCCCGACGATACCGGACGCGAGATTGCACGAGGGCATCATGCTTTCCGGCACGTCAATCTGATCGGCATGGCCAACCCGGAAATCAACGCGTTCAAGTTCTGGCGTCGGCTAATGGTACACGCGTTGTTGTGGGGTAACGGGTACGCCTGGATCGACAAGAATGGCCGCGGCGAAGTGCTGGGCCTTTACAATCTACTGCCCGACCGAACAACTCCCGTCCGAATCAAGGGGAAGCTGTGGTTTCTGACGGAAGTCGGCGGGCGACTGGTGCCGCTGGAGAACGACGAAGTTTTCCACTTGGAAGGCGTCTCGATTGACGGCCTGTGCGCCGAGAACATTGTCAAGCTCTTCCGCGATCACTTCGGCGGTATGCTGGCTCGCAAGAAGTTTAGCTCGCGATTCTTCAAGCAAGGTATGACCGCCGGGGGCGTGCTGACCGTGCCGCCTGGTTCGAAACCCGAGACGGTTCGCAAAGTCAAGACTGGGCTGGAGCTGAAGTACGCGAATAGCGACAACGCGTTCAAGACAATGGTCCTACGGGATGGATACAAGTGGTTCTCGACGCAAGTCGACCCAGAAAAAGCCCAGCTGACAGATTGGAACGAAAACGACGTACGCGAAATCGCTCGCATCTACAACGTACGCGGCGGGCGGCTGAGCGTCGCTGGATCGACCAGCTACAACGCGGGCGAAACCGAGACGCGCGACTATCACGACGGCACGCTATCGCATTGGTTGATCGGAGCTCGCTGCGAGGCGAATGCGAAACTGCGGACGCCAGAGGAGATCGAGGCAGACGAAGTCTACCTTGACCACAATATCAACGCCCTGCACTGGGCCGACGCGAAGACACGAAGCGAGATCGCAGCGCAAGGCATCCAGATTGGCCGTTGGTCTCCGAACGAAACTCGCGCCTGGGAAAACCTGAATCCATACGACGGAGGCAACGTGTACTACCGACCGCTAAACATGACCGAAGTCGGCACCGATCCCGACGCGGGCGACGATGGCGACGACAACGCGGCTGGATCACGAGCGAAGTTGATTCCGCCGAAGGACAATCCGCCACTTGCCGCAGCTCGGCAGCTGGCAGAATCGACGCTCGAGAGAGCCAAGAACCGCGTGGGGATCAAGCTTAGCCGTGGCAAGTCGATCGACCAGGCCGAACGCGACGCCGTGCTCGCCATGATCGCACCGGCTTGCACAGTTCTTGGCCGTGACTCGGCCGACGTGATGAGTGAGCTAACGACGAGCGCGTGAGCCAATCCAAACACCGGAGGGCTTGCGCCCTGCCGCTAACAAATCCGAAATCTTAGCCGAAGGGCGCAAGCCCTCGGGTGCGAAAAAAGGAAACCCCATGCACAAACGAGCGGGCGCACGACGCGCTACGAAATCGAATCACGAACTTCGCGACCTGCGGCAAGAGCTGGCGGGCGTGAAGCGTGAGAAACGAGCCGAGGGCGAAAGCAATCTGATCCGTGGCGTCTCGGCTGTGTTCTACCGCGAGGACGAACCCGGCACGGAGTATTGGCTGTGGAATGACATGGTCGAACGCATCCACCCGGGCGCATTCGATCGAGCTGTCTCGGAATCGCACGATGCACGGGCCCTGTTTAACCACAACAGCTCGCAGTTGCTCGGACGTGTTTCGAGTGGCACGTGCCGTTTGAGCGTCACAGACGCCGGCCTCGCGTACGAGATCGACGAAGACGCCACGGACCCCGACCACCAACGCGTAGCCAGCAAGATTGATCGCGGCGACGTGACGGGTTCTAGCTTCGCCTTTATTGCTCGCGAGGTGCAGTGGTCGGAGGTCAAGCAGGACGATGGCGACTGGTTGTACATCCGCAACATTTACGACCTTGATCTATTCGACGTTGGCCCCGTCACATGGCCCGCGTATCAAGCCACCACGGCGGGGCGTTCTGGTCAATCTCCCTCTGGGAGAGTCGGCGAAGCCGGAGAGGGTCAAAACGCCGAGTACCGCGAATTGATCCGCGAGCGTGATGCTCAGCTTCGTAAGGCCGACGATGACGAGGTTGCGATGCGAGTGCGGATGATTGAGCTGGATCGAGATATCTAACCCTCAGAGTCGCCTTTCGCTCCGCGAAAGTAGCGAGAGCGAATTATGCGACAACTGCTATCCCACGGTTTCACGTTCGACGGTCGCTTGTACCGACGCGATGACTACCCGTACTTACTGCAAGTTGGCAAACCGGAGTCAGGAGACGAAGGCGTCGTGTTTTTCGTCTCGAAATCCGATGGTTTGACCATTCTCGGCGATACCAGCGACATCGAACAGCACCTGGTTTGTAGTACAGCCTTCAGGCGGCTTTCACCGGCTAAAGCCGGTACTACGAACTTCGCGGCGGAGTGAAACTACATGGCACGCGTCTACGGGCACGAACAAGATACAGCCGAGCGGCTGACGGAAATGGCGACGGAGCCGCAAAACGTGGGCCGTGCTTTTCTGCGTCCGCAGCGGCAGCCCCGCACAATTGGCGGCGGCGGTGGCCTCATCTACTGCGTTACGCCAGGCGGCGGCATTCCGGCGATGAGCGTCAGTGCCGGAGCGTACGCGTTCGGCGAAGCGACGTGTACAGTCGTCGGCAGCGATGGCAACACCACAGCGGAAACGCTTACCGTCGTCAACTCCGTTTCGGGCGCGATCGCGGGCGGCATCTTGATCGGCGTGGAACCTCTACGCGACTTCGACAACAAGCACGGCATCGTAGTCGGCAACTGCGAACCCGAGGGGAGTAGCTAGGATGCCACTCGATTCCTCGCTCTTGCTTCCCAGCTGCAGCGTCGGCAAGTGCATTTGCGGTGGCTGCCCTACAGTCTTACCGTGCGAATATTATGACCCGCTCGATGGTGGAGTCAAAGTCTTACCTGATGTCCTAGTAACAATCGGCGGCATCGCAAGCGACCCTGGCTGTGGTTCCATAAACGACTGCGATCAACTGCACGGGGACTATCTCGTCTCCTGCGGGGCAAGCTTGTACGAGGAAGGCGAGACCGGGCTTTGCGGTTCGCCCCCCTTCGTCAAGGGCAGCGCAACAGACATCGCGATCACGTACGACGGTGATGGAATCCGCGTCTTCGTCCGCGCGTCGGTCAGTATCATCGGCTCAACGTTCGCCGAGCGGTTCTTTTTCTTTCCCTTCGCTACGGTGGAGTGCGGCGGATCGGCGCTGCGGATCAAAGAGTTTGGCGATCAAGACGCTTCGAATAGCTCGTACGATGGTGACGGTGGCACGAAGCAGTACCACATTGACAGTCCCCGAGACATTGATGCGATGTGCGACGTCTATTCTGCCACTGCAACGGCGGTCTTCGTATGAGTGTGTTCGTTTGCGGAACGTGCGGTTGGCGACTGCGGTACAACACCGGAGCTTCGTTCGACGGGTCATGCTGGAAGTGTAGCGGCCGGGTGAATACTACAGTGAGTTGCAAAACGGCACGGTGGCAGGAAATCCACACGCAAGCACTGGTTGGCTTTGATGCCAAGTGGTACGCCGCCTGGGAGGCCCGAGCACTTGGCGGACTCTCTACATGCAATTGCCGCAAAGACTGGCACGAACTAACAAGACAACACCCGCCGCCACTGGATGGGACGCCGGATGAGCAGTTTCGTTGGGCGTGGAAAGTGCATGATGCGGTCAGCGAGCGAATCAACGCAGACGGATCGGGCCGAACACGCAAGCGCATCACACTGCCACAAGCGTATAGCACGTATCGACGCAGCGGCGAGTACGAACGCGACGTGAGCTATTTGTTCGATGGTGCGGTCGACGTGGTGATACCGTACTGCGACGCCGACAAGAAGTATGTCGGCGAAGCGGTTGCGTCGGTGCTGGCTAGTGACCATGTCACGCCAACCGTGCACGTGGTTTATGATGCGGGTGAGACGGCCAATGAGACGGCCAGGAGTGGCCATCCTACGAATAGTCGCCTTTCGCTCCGCGAAAGTAGCGAGAAAACAAGGCACGTCGGCTGTACGTTCGCTCCGCGAACGGCGACTCTGACTGAGTGCTACCCGCCAGCGGAGTTGGTTTGTAGTACCGGCTTTAGCCGGAGTTTGCCGCCTGAAGGCGGGACTACGAACAGAGCAAGAATTCGGCACTACACAACGCCGCATCGACTGGGGCCGTACCGAATCGCAAATGCTATCGCGGTGCATCATGCGAGTAGCAAATACCTAGCACTCAACGATGCAGATGATACGTCGACGCCGGATCGATTGTGGCGACAGCTGGCGACGATGCAGCGGTATGGCTACGAAATGACGTCGGGCTCGATGGTCAACTTTGTCGACGGCGACGAACCGGCACTTGAGCTCCGCCGACAACGCGAGGGAATTATCGAATCGGGGCGGGCATTCCGCCACGTGCCACACGGTCGCTGCATCAACTCGATTCGCACCGTGCGGCGCGACATGTTCCTGGATCTTGGCGGATTTACGGATTCGATTTGCAGCGTCGACTTTGATTTCGACAACCGAGCCCACTATGCGGGCGTCCCCGTTTTCTGGGGCACCGATATCGTTGGCAATCGCCGACTTCATTCGTCCAGCCTTACGAACGGCCCCGAGTTTGCTCACCTGAGCCAAAACCGCCAAGCCGCAAATCAACTTGTGCTGGACAATCTGGCCAAGCTGCAGGCGAATCCGACGCGGGAGACGGCGCGAGAGCTTGGCTGCATTCGTCCCGACGATCGCTGCGATGCCGTGTTCCGTGAACTCAGTGAGCTTCTCCGCGACTAACGGGCTGTTAAGTGGGAAATGGCGCGGTGTGGGTTATGGTGACATTTCGAAACCCGGCTTCCCCCGGTTCGGACGTCCAGACGCCGACGCAGGGAGTCAGCCTCTACTAAGCGCTAGTCGGCGTCTACACGCGACGAGCAGCGGTTCCAATCGCAATCAAGACTCGTCGCCTCTTAGCAGGCGACCCCACCACAACCACGGATGGCAAAATGACCAAGACAATCACTCTGCAAGAACTGCGTGCCAAGAAGAAAGAGCTAGCTGCCGAGATCCGCAAGCAGCAAGAGGCCTACGACGAGCGCCGGAAGGACAACGGCGAAGGCTGGCCCGACGAGACGCGGGCCGCGTGGGACTCGATCAACAAAGAATACGACGAAAACGAAAAGCTCCTCATTCAAGCGACCAACGACGACGAAGTCCGCTCGCGCGTTGAAAAGATGCGAGCTGACGAAGAGCAATCGCGACGTACTGGCCACAAGCCCGGACTCGACGACACCCTACCCGGTGAAAACCGAACCTACGGCGACATGGGCCTCGATCGTGACGGTGCATCTGAGCTAGCGAAGCGACAGCATGACACGCGGCTGGCCTTCCGTTCGTTCATTCTAGCGGGCAATCCAGAGCTTATAACCGACGAAATGCGAGACGCTTGCGAGCGTATGAGGTATCGTGCGGGGCAGGAAACGAAACTGCGACTGCACCGAACACAATCGATCAAGGCTGCTCAACGGCAGCTCAAGTCGATGAATCATAGTCAGCGAGCGATTGCACTCGAGACGGGCGAACTCCGAGCACTGAGCCACGCGACTAGCGGTTCTGGTCCGGAGTTGGTGCCACAAACGTTTGTCAACATGCTCGAAATGGCGATGCTGGCCAACGGCAATATGCTTGCCTACTTCGACACCATGACTACCGACACCGGCGAGGCCATGAACTGGCCAATCGCTGACGACACCGCCAACGAAGGCGACTGGGTTGACGCAGAGAGTGAGGACACCCAGACTGTCGGCGAGCCCAACCCTGCATTCAAGCGAACCAGCTGGGACGCACACGAACTGCACAGCAAGTGGATCAAAGTGCCAATCGCACTGAACGAGGACTCGATGTTTGACATCGAAGTCATTCTCGCGACGATGATGGGCGAACGTCTTGGGCGTACGATCAACACGGCGGCAACGAGCGGAGACGGAACCAAGAAGCCTCGGGGCATTTTGCTCGACGCTCCTGTTGGTCACACTTGTGCGTCCGCCACGGCGATTGCTTACGACGATATCGTCAAGCTCGAACACTCTGTTGACCCTGCTTACCGCCCGCAATCGCAATATGCGATGCACGATAGCGTTCTCGAAACTCTACGGCTGCTCAAGGACAGTGAAGGTCGACCGCTGTGGCAAGTCTCCATGCGAGACGGCACGCCGGACCGACTCCACAACCGCGAGTACGCCTACAACCAGGCGATGGCGGACACGATCGAAGCCAATGCGCAAACGATGCTGTTCGGTCGCCTGAGCGACTACAAGCTGCGTCGCGTTGGTCAAATGCGGATCTTGCGAGCTAACGAGCGATTCGCGGAAAAGCTGCAGATTGGTTTCCTCGGCTACATCCGAGTCGACGGCAAGTTGCTGCGACCAACTGCAGATGGGCCTACGAGCGTGAAGAAGATGGCTCAGGCAGCGTCCTAGGAATCTGGAAGGCGACGATAGACCACAAGCCCGGCACATCTGCCGGGCTTGCGGCAGTAGACGACCTTGACGAAGACTCGAACAACGGACGCGGCAAATGACGCAAATCGTAATGCTCACCAGCTTGGCTGGCAACGGAATCGACATTCTTGCGGGTGACGTATGCGACTGTCGAGCCGATGAAGCCGATCGTTTTGTTACCGCCGCACAGGCCCGCCCGTTTGATGCGGCAATTGACGCCGGCCGACGTGTCAAGAGTTTGCATCCCGAGACGGATTCCCAAGCGGAAGAGCATGAGCCCATTGGTGTTTTGGACGGTGTCGACGTTGTCGTTGATATGTCGCAGTTTCCGACTGCGATGTTGATCGACGCGGAGACTGGCGTAACACAAGAGAACGTCGACGCGCTGGTGGCCGCTGGGCTGGGCAACTTCGAAGACATCGACAAAGCAAGTGCAACGGCACTCAAGAAGCTCGACACGATCGGGGCCGCGACGGTTAAGAAGATCCGAGCGGGCGTAGAAGCGATTCGGGTAGCTGCATTAGATGCAGCCCTCTCCCCGGCTGACGCCGGACCTCTCCCAGAGGGAGAGGTGGCAAGCGAACACGAGAACACGGACGAAGACGATGGTGAAGCCAACGAAGGCACAGCTGACGCGACTAGTGGAGCTGAAGGACAAGAAGCGTAAGCTCGAATCCGAAGCCCGCTCGTTTGAAAGCGAGATTGGGCAAATCGAATCGAGCGTCAAAGATCACCTCGACGCGCTCGGCAAAGACACCGCACAAATCAACGGATTCCGATGCACGCGTGAAACAGGCCGCGTCAATCCGAGGTGGAAAGACGAGCTAACGAAAGTGATCGGCTCCGAAGCGATCAACGAGATCGTCGAAAACACGCCCCCTGGAATCAAGCTGACCGTGTCCGCTGCCTAGAGCCAGCATGGATGCACCCAGCCGCACGGATGCGGCATTTTGCACCCGAGGGATTGCGCCCTTCGGCTAAGATTTGGATTTCGAAGCGGCAGGGCGCAAGCCCTCCGGTGTTTGGACGATCAACATGGACCCGTTTCGATACGCACTACGTCGCACCGAATACGCCTGCGAGGATGTAATCTCGCTGGATCAGGCTCGGCGTAATTGCTCCATCGACGAAGACGATCACGACGACACGCTGGTCGAATTGATTCACCAAGCACTCGACCACGTCGAAGAACGCACCGACTGCAGCCTAACCACGACGACTTGGGAAATGACGTTTGACGCGTTCCCCCGCGGCAAATCGATCATGCTACCGCGTTGGCCGCTGCAGAGCGTTGAATCGGTCACATACACCGACACGGCGGGCGAAGAGCAAACGATTGACTCGGACAAGTTCGCGGTTCGCATCGACGACAACGGACGCGGGCGGCTGGCTCTCAAGAACTGGGAATCCTGGCCATCGACACTCGACACACCCGACGCCGTCACGATCGCTTTTAAGGCGGGTTGGACAGAGTCGGCACACGTACCGCCGCAGTGGTCACGAGCCCTTTTGATGCTGGTCGCCTGGTGGTTCGAACAACGCGAAGCTGGCATTGTCGGCTCCGCTCAAACCGTACCCCTCGGCGTCGACGCAATCATCGACTCCGCTGCCACCGCCGACGACTTTGGAGATTTCGACCTTGAGTGAGCCGAGAGAAAGCGACCAGTGCTTTACTCCCGAGCACATATTTGCATCACTCGGGCTAAAGTTCGACTTGGACGTAGCTGCGCCGGTTGGCGGTGTAGATTGGGTGCCTGCAAAACGCCATTACTCACACAAAGACGACGGGCTGAAGCAGCCGTGGCGCGGGCGCGTTTGGATGAACCCGCCTTTTTCAAATCCGAAACCGTGGGTCGAGAAATTCCTCGCGCACGGGAACGGTGTAGCCTTGCTGCCGATGAGCAAATCGAAATGGTTTTTCGAGCTTTGGAGTTCAAATGCAAAGATCGTATTCCCCCCCCCCTTGCCTAAAGTTTGTCAAATCTGGCAGGCCGCACGGCATATTCATGCCAATAGTGCTGGTTGGGTGTGGCGTGATTTGTTCGCGAGCACTTGGCCGCGTTGGAGTGTGCAGGTGAGTGAGTGGATGTTACCGCTGGGCTTGTTCATTTTATCCCAGGCGGTGCTAAACGTTTTGTTGATACTCGGCACGCGAAACAAATGATCGCCTTTGCACTCTTACTGTGGATACTGTTTTGCCTGTACTTGGTTTCGAGGTGTCCGTAAGTTGGCTGCACTGAGACGCATCGGACGACTGCGGCACAAGATCCAGCTGCAACGACCGCCAACGGAGCTGGATTCGCTCGGTCGTAAAGATCGTGATGCTGACTGGACAACGTACCGACGGCCTTGGGCGGAAGTACGCGAGCTCTCAGGCCGCGAAATCGAAATTGCTCACCAAATCAACGCCCAATCATCGCACCTAGTCACGATTCGCTTTTTAGCTCAGCTCGAAGAAACGCATCGCATCATGTTTCGCGGTCGTACGCTCGAAATCAAAGCCAAGCTAGACGACGACGGTACTCAGCGAGAACTACGACTCCTATGCGGCGAACAGAAATGATCGATTCTCTCCGCATCGCGTTTTGGACCTGCGTCGTCATCGTCGTCATTTGGGCCTTGCAATGAGCTGGTTTGACCTACCGAAAACACTACGCGAGCGGCTGAGCACAGACGCCACGATCGCGGACGAGGTAGCGGGCCGCATCCACTATCAAGAGCTGCCCGCCGACAGCAAGTATCCGCACATCTGGTTCGCGCGTAGCAGCCGCGATCGCGATCGCACGCTCGACAACAAAGAAGAAAAGGTGGTTGAACGATTCTCGCTGGAGATCGTCTCCAACACCGACTGCGAAGCGATCGTTGACGGTGTAGTCGATACGCTCGAATCGTTCGAAGGCCAATACGGCACGCGCCTCGTGCAACTGGTCGAAGTCGAAGACGCCGACGACGACTATCAATTTCAATCCATCGGCGACGACCTTCCCGACTACGTCCACGCCCTACAAATCGCCGTCTACGCGGTGCCGATTGAATGAACTTTCGCTACTTTCGCGGAGCGAAAGGCGACTATACCGGAGGGCCCAGCGCCCTTCCGCTTACAAATCCAATTTTAGCCGAAGGGCGCAAGCCCTCGGGTGCTAACAACACAACGGAGCGCATCGGATGCCACGCAAAAGACTCGGACACCGGATCGGGATCAAACTCGATGGCACCGCGATTGGCTGCCTGAAAACTGTAACGCCAGCCGAGAAGAGTCGCGGCGAAGTCGACGTGACTTGCCTTGGCGATGAGCTGATGGAGTACCTCGACACGGACCCAGCCGACCAGGGCATTCTCAAGTTTGTGGTTGTCTGGGAACCGGGCGAAACCAACAGCCAGCTTATCGACACTCTGTTTGACGCTGCCGACTCGGAAGATCGCGAGGGAGCGTTCGAGATTGATTGGGAAATGTTTGACCCCATGCCTACCGACGCATTTAGCGGGCGTGTTTTGAAATGCACCCCGGAGACCGTCGAGAGCAAGACCGCAGTGGCACGGGCCGTTGAGGTACGCCTAACAACCAAGATTACCCGAACCGTTGCATCGTAACATGACAAAGAAAAAGTTAGATCTTGAAAAGAAAACTGAGGCCGAAACTGCCAAGCCCAAGACGCTCGACAGCGTAGCCGTCATGGTGGCCGACGACATCTTGGCAGCTGATAAGCTGCGAGCCGTTCCGGTCACGACGCACGAGTGGAAGCCGAACACGCAGGCCTTCGTTTGTGAAATGAACGCCGACGAGCGTGACCAGTTCGAGACCGACTGGGTCGACTACAAGCAATCACTTGGCGACGAAGAAAACAACGTCGGATTCCGTGCGTTCGCCGTCGCATGGTGCATCTGCAACGCCGAGCGTCAACGGATGTTCGAAGGCCGCGAAGCTGTGGCCGCTCAGTCGATCGGCAAGAAGAGCGGCAAAGCAACCGCTCGACTGTTCAACACAATCAGCCGCATCAACGGACTGACCAAAGCCGATATCGACGCTCTGGAAAAAAACTAACCGAGGGCGACCGCTCGCGTGAGCTGCGATGGCAGTGGCGTGTTGCCCTTAGTCTCGGATTCGCTTGCCGCCGCGCGTGGCTCCAGCAGCTAACCTCCCACGACTACGCCGAGCTGCTAGCACTTAGCCGACTCGAACGCATCGGCTACGAACGCACCGACCTCTACGCCCGCTGCGCCACACTGGCCGAAGGCGTCGAGTTTGCGTACGAGCCCGAGCCAGAACCCGACGCTGAAGAGTTGTTCGAAAGCTTCTCTGCCCTGGTGACCACTTCAGGAGTCCAGTTCGATGACTCAGCAAGTGCTAACGGGCGACGCGGAACTGAACAAGAAGCTAGCAGCCCTGAAGTCGAGCAAAGCCAAGCAAGCGGTTCGCAAAGCGAGTCGTGAGTCGTTGCGTCCGATCCACGCCGACGCCAAATCGAACGCCCCCAAGGACAAAGGCACGCTCCGCAAAGGAATCAAGCTGCGAGCGTTGAAGCGTTCGCGAAGTCGCATCGGTTCGCAAGTGACATCGAGCGCAAAGCACGGTGCCCCGCAAGAGTACGGATGGAAAGTCGGCAGGCGAACACGCAACACCGACATCGGCCTGGCCCGCGGTGCGAAGCGTGACGCGTCCGCCAAAGCTGCAGCGGCCAAGCGCGACGGCAGCCGACGTGCGATCGAGGGCAAGAAGTTTATGCAGCGGGCAGCCAGGAGCAAACAATCCAAAGCACTCGCCATCTACCGACGCGAGACAGCCAAATGGATTCGGCAACTTAGCGAGGCCAAGTAAGTGGCTGTTATCCAATACCTCGACGTGATCCTCGGTGCAAAAACCGAGAAGCTCGATCGAGGACTCAACAAATCCAGCAAAGACGTCGCCAACTTCCGGCGCGACCTAGTCACCAAGCTCCCCGGCGGTGGCTTTCTTCAAGGCGCTGCTGGCACTCTCAAGAGTATTGGCCCCGCTGGCCTTGCCGCCGCTGGTGGCGTCGCTGTCCTTACCGGTGCAATTGCCGGTACAGCGATCGCGATCAGCAACATCCGCGACGAGATGGGTGCGATCGACGAGATCGCCAAGAGTGCCGCACAAGCAAACGTCACTTTCCGCGAGCTGGCTGGATGGCGATTGGCTGTCGGAGAGTCAAGCGGACTCGGCGAAGCCCAAGCCGACAAGTCGCTCGTCAAATTGCAGCTTAACCTACGCAACGCACAGCGGACCGGAAACGAACTCGACGAGACACTCTCGTCAATGGGCTTGGACTCCGGCAGGTTGCTCGAGCAGGGCCCACTCGCTGCCTTGCGTCAGATTTCCGCTGCAACGAGCGAAATGCAAGACCCCGCCGCACAGCTCGAACTAGCGTACCGACTCTTCGGCGAGCGAGCATCCGCACTGGTCAACACACTTCGAGCCGGTCCGGAAGCTCTGCAGGAAACGGTCGACTGGGCCGACAAAATGGGCCTGTCGCTCGGGCAAGCACAAGCCAAGCAAGTCGAGAACGCGAATGATGCGTGGGGACGTGTCCAGGTAATCGCGACCGGCGTCTGGCGACAGATCGCAGCCGAGGCCGCTCCGGTGCTAGAAGTGATCGCCGACGAAATTCTCGCTTTCGCAGACGGTTTCGGCGGTACGCAAGAAGTGCTGCCCACGATCGTCGACGGCATGCTGATTATCAGCGGCGTCGTCTACGACCTGGTCGAAGCGTCGATGACACTCAACCGCATCTGGCTGGCAATCTCGACCATGCAATTTGCCGACATCGGCAAAGCCGTTGGAGACGCCGCCGACTTTGGCACCGCCGATCGACTCCTCGAAAAAGTAAACAAGGCCCGGCAAGACGCGATGGTAGCAGCTTCGCAAGCGCCCGCCGTCCTGGACGACACGTCTGCCATCGACGCTCGAATCGAAGCCGAGAAGGCCGCTCAACAAG